TTATCTCTCGCGTTCGCGGACTTATCGCGCCTTACCTAGACCCTCGTTCAATGGTGGGCTAATGACTGCGATTACTACTCTTCGCTCTACTATTGCTGCTGCTCTAGTAGACAATTCCCTTTATCAGGTGTTCTCATTCCCACCTGCTAGCCCTATCCCTAACTCTGTAATTGTCACACCAGCTGACCCTTACATCGAGCCTAATAACAACCAATGGGCAACTATCGCGCCCATGGCTAACTTTAAGATTTCTGTCCTCGTTCCATTATTGGATAACGAAGGTAACCTCAATGGAATTGAGCAGATGGCAGTAGCGGTCTTTAACAAACTCGCAGCCTCATCTATCAAGTTCAACGTGGGTTCAGTCACCGCGCCTAGCGTGATATCTGTACCCTCAGGCGATTTACTGACTTGCGATATTGCAATCAGTACACTAACGGAATGGAGCTAATCGATGGACGATTGGACAAAGGAGCAAGCAGCCTTCCTAGCGAAGATTGGTCAGCTCCCACCAGCAACACCAGCACCAAAACCAACTACAAAGAAAGATGAGGAATAAGCCGTGGCAGTATTTCTGAATAATGGCGTATCTGTAACGGTTAACTCTGTTGACCTTTCAGACCATGTAACCGCAGTAACAATCAACCGTTCATTCGATGAACTAGAAGTAACTGCAATGGGTGACTCAGGTCACAAGTTCGTAAAGGGACTTGAGGCTTCATCTATCACTATCGACTTCCTTAACGACACCGCAACAGGTGAAGTTCTTCCTACACTTCAGGCTGCATGGGGAACAAACGTTACAGTCGTAGTCAAGCAATCTTCTGGCGCAGTATCAGCAACAAACCCAAGCTACACAATGACATGCCTCGTAAACAACACAACAGATGTTAACGGCGCAGTCGCAGACCTCTCAACACAGTCTGTAACTTGGAACGTTTCAGGTACAATCGCTATCGCAACATCATAATCTAACAAAACAAAGGGGCAAAAAATGGCAAAGCTAAAGGTAACAAGGGCAGATAACTCAGTTAGCGAGTTTGAGATAACTCCACTCATTGAGTACGCCTTCGAGCAGTATGCCAAGAAAGGCTTCCACAAGGCGCTAATAGAAGACCAGAAGCAATCTGACGTCTATTGGCTCTGTTGGGAAGCAATCCGTCGCTCAGGGGAAACCGTCCCACCATTCGGTGAGAAGTTCCTTGAGACCATTAAAGGGGTCGAGGTCTTAGAGTCTGACCCTTTAGGCTAGACCGGAACTCCGTAACAATGACCGCCGCGAGGCTCTCATACGAGTACGGAGTTCCGTTCGAGTCAATAGTGAACCTTAGCCCTATGGCGTTCAAGGCTCACATCCAAGTATTAAACGATTTAGCGAAGGAGCGGGAGAATGCCAACAGAGGTACGCGGCGCAATCGCTCTGCGTAAGGCACTCCGCAAGTTTGAGCCTGACTTAGCTAAAGAGACAACTAAAGAGATTGCGAGCTTCCTAAAGCCTGTCGTGAGACAAGCAAGGGGCTACGCACCTTCTAACGATGGAGTCCCTAGCGGTTGGGTTAAGCGCCCTAATGCTGGTGGTCGTTGGGCTACACGTTCATACGATGCAGCTGAAGTCCGTCGTGGGATTACTTTCAAGTCAACACCTAGCAAGCCTAACCGTAATGGTTTTAGGTCATTGGCTACTATCTTTAATAAGTCTGCCGCTGGTGCTATCTATGAAACCGCTGGACGCAAGTCAGGGTTGGTTGGCAAGTTTAGCCCCAAGCTCGGTGGGCAGATTAAGGGTAAGAATCAAAAGCAACAGGGTCGCGTAATCTTCAGAGCAGTAGAGGAAGACCAAGGCAAAGCCCGAGCACATATTATTAAAGCCATTGAAAAGGCTGCCGCCACACTGAACTCAAGGAGCAAGCCATGAGCATTTTGATTAATATCGCCTCCGAGTTCACAGGCAAGAAAGCATTTCAACAGGCAGAGAAAGCCACTAAGAACCTTGATTTCTCTGTTAAGAAACTTGGCAAGTCTCTCGGCGTTGCCCTTTCAGTTAGCGCAGTTGTAGCCTTTGGTAAGGCAGCAGCTAAAGCCTTTATGGAAGATGAAAAGTCTGCTGCACTTTTAGCCAACACAGTAGATAATCTTGGACTCTCCTTTGCTAATCCTGCAATTAATAATTTTATAGAGTCACTATCAAGAGCAGCTGGTGTTTCGGATGACCTCCTTCGTCCTGCCATGCAGAAACTTTTGACTACTACCGGCTCAGTCATTAACTCACAGAAGATGCTTGAAGAAGCAATCTCAATTAGCCGTGGCTCAGGCGTTGACTTGGCTACCGTTGTCAACGACCTTTCTCAAGCCTATGTAGGAAACCTCAAGGGACTAAAGAAGTACAACCTCGGCTTAACTCAGGCAGAACTTGCTGCAATGGATTTCCAGCAGATTCAAGCTAAACTCAATAAGACCTTTGCTGGATCTAACGCAAAGTATCTTGAGACTTATGCCGGAAAGATGGATTTACTTACAACCGCAGCTGGTGAGGCGCAAGAGACAATCGGCAAGGGCTTGGTCGATGCCCTGATGGAGATTACTGGCAATACTGAAATTCAGGGACTCATCTCTGATATTGACGAGTTCGCTCAAGGCTTGGCTGATACATTGGTTGAGGTCGGCAAGTTACTCAAGCCAGTTGTTGATTCATTGAGAGCCCTTATCGGGTTGGTTAAGCAAGGCGGCAAGGTCGATGTATTAGACCCGACTAAGACATTTAAAGAGGGAATGAATAAAAGAAGGAAACCTCTCTATGGCCCTGAGAGTGTAATAAACGCATACCGTAATAGCGCAGAACAAAGAGCAGCGGCAGAAGCCTCAAAGAAGGCAGAGTCAGCAGCAGCCAAGCGCGCCAAAGACCTTGCTAACATGCTCAAGAAAAACACTACGGAACTTAAGAGACAAGCTACTGCAAAGAAACAGAACTCTCTTTTTGACCTTGATATTATTCAGCGCATGGCAGCCCTTCAAGGCAAGATTACAGAAGAGGAACGCACCCGCCTAGAACTTCAATTAGCGCTACTTACTGGCAATGAGGCAAAGGCGGCTAAACTCGCTGGAGAACTTGCTGACTCTATCGATAAGACAGGCAAGTTGAAGATTTGGCTAACTACCCTTCCAGATGCTAACAATCCTTTCAAGGGTTGGGACGAGTGGCTCAAGAACTTTAAGTCTGAATTGGCTACCCTTAATAATGGAGTAGTAAGCCGTTCACCTAATGGCAATGTTCCACAGATGCCTATTGCTTCTCCCGATGCAGTCTTGGCTCAGGCTAGCGCAGACTTCGCTAATGCCAATAATCAAATTAAGATTATTGTAGAAGGCGGCGATGAGGTTACTTCTCTCATGCGCTTTAAGATTCAGGAAGCGGCTCAGTCCGGCTCTACCGTTAACTGGTCGCAGAGCGTCGGAGCGTATGACCGATGAGTCTACCGGCAACGCTTAACGTATCGCTGGACTTTTCTAATGGCCCGATTTACGGAATTGCTTTTACAATTGGTGACCCAGAGAACGGCATCCTTGGTGTTAACGTCTTAGCAGATGCGGCTAGCGATGTAGTAGACCTTTCATCTCAGACAATCAGAATTGATATCCAGCGCGGTCGCAACATCCTTTCAGACCGCTTTGAGGCAGGTAATGCCACGGTTCGAGTCATTGATGAGACAGGTGCGTTCAACCCTCAGAACACATCCAGCCCTTATTATGGAAAACTCCAGCCTTTGCGTAAGCTACGCATCTCAGCGACAGTCAACGCCACAGGACAGAGTTACTATCTATTCTCAGGCTATACCTCTAACTATAAGTATTCATTCCCCACAGGGCAGGAATTAGGCTATGTAGATATTGTCTGCCAAGATGCCTTCCGTCTCTTTAACATGGCTGGCGTTACAGACGTAGCCGGTTCCAATGCTGGAGATTACACAGGCCAACGCGTAGGTCAGATTCTCGATACCGTTTCATGGCCTAACTCCATGAGGCAGATTGAAACAGGTCTAACTACCACCATCGATGACCCATCGACTACTCGCTCAGTCCTATCGGCTTTGCAGACAGTTGAGAACTCGGAGTATGGTGCTCTGTATATGTCACCAGCAGGAGATGTAATCTTCTACGACCGTGACACCACAATCGCCAAGGCTGGTGGAACTCCTATCGAGTTCGCTCAGGACGGCTCAGGTATCTCCTACCAGAATGTTACCTATGCCTTCGATGATAAGCAGGTAGTCAATAACTGCAATGTAACCAAATATGGCGGAGTCAAGCAGACCCATACAGATGCTAGCTCTATTAACCAATACTTCATTCATACGATTAACTTTCCTGACCTCGTATGTCAGACAGATGCGGATGCCCTCAATATCGCTAAGGCTTATGTCGCATCGCATAAGGACACCACAATCAGAATCGATGCACTCGCCCTAGATTTAGTCTCCTATGAGACTAGCGCTGGAGTAACGGCAGCTCTTAGCCTTGATTACTTTGACCCTGTAAAGATAACTAATACAACTCAGACCGGCTCGACTATTGTCAAGCAGTTGCAGGTCATGGGCGTAAAGCATGCAATCACACCCCGCAGCTGGGTGACCACACTGACTACGCAGGAACCCATAATCGATGGCTTCATTCTTTCGAGTGAACTCTACGGTATAATTGGCCAGAGCGTATTAAGCTACTGAGGAGTAAATAATGGCAACAGGTTTTCCAGCATCAACAGGTGACGTTATGTCAGCGGGCATGTATAACGGGCTAGTAGCCTTTACTCTCAATGACCAAACTAGCACCTCGTACACCCCTGTCCTTACTGACCAGTATCAGGTGCTCATCACGCGCTCCAACGCATCAGCTTCTACTCTTACAATCCCTACAAACGCATCCGTAGCCTTCCCTGTGGGAACAGTTATTACAGTCCTTAACAAAGGCGCAGGAGCGGTAACCATCTCAGGTGCAGGAGGCGTCACAGTCCTTTCAGCTGGTGCGACTGCGGCTAGCCCTGTTCTTAATCAGTATAAGTCTTGCGCTCTTATGCAGACTTCAGCTAACAATTGGTACGTGGTGGGCGCGATTGCTTAATGTAATCTCAGGGCTACTAGACTCAGGAGTAGCCGCATCGACTAACTCTTATGAGTCTATTGCTACCGTAAGCGGGAATGGCGTTACTTCGGTTACCTTTAGCTCGATTCCATCGACTTACAAACACTTACAGATTCGCGGTATTCAGCGAAGCTCAAGAGCTGCCAGCAGCGATTATGGAAATATTTATTTTAACGGTGACACTACCAATGGCAACTACGCTAACCATCGTCTGCGCGGAGATGGTTCTTCCGCAAGCGCAAGCGGCGGTAGTTCAGACCCCACATATGGAGACTATCCAGCAGGTAGCACTACTGCCAGCGTATTCGGTGGCTTTATCTTTGACCTACTCGATTACACATCAACTAATAAGAATAAGACTTCCCGCCTACTATTCGGCTATGACGCTAACGGCTCGGGGCAGATTAACTTGCGTTCTGGTCTATGGCTCTCTACCTCAGCGGTCACATCTATCACGATAGATAACCGTGGAGCTAACTGGTCTAATGATACTGTATTCGCTCTATACGGGATAAAGGGATAGACATGGCATCTACTTATGAACCGATAGCGACTTACACCCTTGGCTCTTCTCAGTCAGGCGTTACCTTTAGCTCTATTTCATCTACATACACAGACCTACGCCTAATTATTAACACAGGTACAAACGTTAACGCCTACCCTTTTATCCAGTTTAACGGTGATACAGGCTCTAACTATTCTCTCACCGAGCTACTAGGCAACGGTTCCAGCGCGTCATCTTCTCGCGGGTCTAACATGACACACATCCAGACCTATGACGTAAATACAACTACCTCTCAAGATTCCATGATGACTTGGGACGTTATGAATTACTCTAACTCGACTACATATAAGACCGTGCTATCTCGCGCTAATGCAGCGGGTAACGGCACTAACGCTATTG